CCATATACTTCCTGACTATAGCTATGCATGTAAAGACTGCTACTTGTATTAGTGATGTAGTTACAAGACTTACTTCTAAGTATTTACACAGACTAAGCAAACCAAAGCTGATCGGAAAGGACATGACTAATCCTATGCTGACATCATTCATAGCTTCATTTAATGATTCCTTATCTATCTTAATCATGGCAGAAACATGTCATCTGATCGTCATCATTAAATAGATCCTGTTGACTCTTACTTATATCAACGAGCTTTATATATTCTGGTCTGTCATTTCTAAACTTTGCACCATCATGTTCACCAAACTTTTGCTCTTGTTTGATCCACCAGTCTGCCATCTCTGGTCTTTCTTTTAATATAGATATAGTTGTATCCATTCCCTTTAAGAAACACAAATCACAATTGCCAGCAGGAGTCTTGCCATAGGCATTCGTTAGGTTTAGATCAAAGTTTTGCTTATTCCAAAACTCTGATACATCTTTGACTGTATGCTTGGCATCATTCATAGGTGTTGCGTTTGTCCATACCTCGTACTGTTTCATTGCACTTGCTACTCTTCTTGGCTCATCATACCTAAGACCTATAATGTTATACCAATCTTTATAACCCATAGTCTTTCTCATAAATCTATACATAACTTTTATTTTTAATTCGGATGTGCAAAATCTACTTGTTGGGTTTGGTAAATAACCTCTTCGATCTAACAGTCTTTCAAAGGGCTCACCATTTTTTGATGCTGTTTCGTATGTGACCTCTTTAGTTCTATGTATAGGTCTTTCATTTCCAAAATAATGTTCCAGCCAATGTATATGTACACCCCACTTTTTAGATACATCATTAACAAAGTCTAATGTTTCGGGTGCTTCCTTACCTGTATTAGCAAAAACTACATGAATATCATCGGGCAACTTACCGCCATGTGCCTGTATTATATTGTGCAACATAAAGCCTGATGTTCTTCCACCACTAAAGCTAATGAGTGCAGGGCCTTCTATTTTATATGGGTTAATCATCTTTCCAAGGTCTTTTCATTTCATTGTCTGCTAAATAATACCAAGTATTCTTACCAGGTACGTTATGATTCTTTACTCTTTCGCCTAGATACTTCTGCACATAACTCACTGCATAACGAGCGGCCCTCTCTCCTGATGCCATCTCATTTTCTTTCAGTGCCTGTCTTGCTAAGATTTCAAGATCCTGTCTTGTATAAAACTTTTGTTTGCTCATAGCTGATGCAACTACCCTTGCAATCTCTACCTCGTCTGGACTATCTTGTGCATCTACTACCTTGAAGTATCCCTTCTCAAAATCAAAGTAAGCTAAGTGTTGCTCGGGTTCTCTTGCATTACGAGCTTCATAGAATAATGTTATGTTTGGTTTCTTACCCGACAGCTTGACACCCGAATCCATCCACCCCGCGAAAGCACTACCACCCCTAGCTGACATAAACGACAGATCATCTGCTCTTTCTTTACCTGTATGGTGAGCAATGATCACTGCTACTTTATAGAGTTCAATGAGTTTATCTATCCTCGATAGCATCTCATGTATCTCTGAGTTGGAGTTTTCTTCTCCACTAAAGAAATTAATAATAGGATCTATCATCACCAAGTCTGGCTTATGAAACTCTATACTCTCTGCGATAGCATCTATGTCGCTGTCCCTCATGATGTTCTTTCTTAATCTACCCGATGCTATAAGGTTTGACTTGCCTAGGTTGTAGAGTTCAGGATCATGATGATAGGGTTGATAATACATCTCGATTCTTTTCTTTAAGAACTCATGGATAATCTCTGCTTGTAGCCACATTACTTTGATAGGTCTTGAGAAACTCATACCCATAAAGTCTGTTCCTGTAGTAGCTGCTGCCGCGAATGCTCCTAGCCAATGCGACTTACCTATCTTTGGTTTACCTAGCAGTAAGACCCTGGATTGTTCAAAGACAAATGCATCTCCCCAATACTGCTCAATCCTACTGCTGTCCATCGTATCCCAAAAGGGATCGTTGAATGACTTGAGTCCAAGAGGATCGCTTTGTACTTCATCCTTTGCTTTTACTATAGGATCTTCTTGATCCATAATCTCCTTGAGATCATCTGTTAATTGTATCTGCCACTGACTTGTATTCCATTTCTGTATGCCTGTCTCGTCTTCTGGATTTCTTTTCAGATGTCCAGTACAAATACTTTGTGTGGTATTCAATACTTCTTGGACACTCATAGGTGGGTTGTTTGTTTGATTCCAATCCAATGCTTTGATAACAACTTCTCTCATACCCCAACCTTCTAGTATCCATTTACCTACTAGCCTAGCTAGAGTATCGTTTCGCATTCCTGTCTGTACGCCATCGGATGTCAAAGGTGTTTTACTTTCTATATTGATCTTACCTGTGCTGTTATAGTCATAGATAATATTCATGTCTTGACTATTAAGAGTAGGTAAATCATCTAATGAATCTATGACAGCTCCTTCAACCACCTCAAACTTATAATTAACAGAAGGACTGACCATGACATAGCCACCCTCACCTCTTATATCTAATTTGCCTGTGGTGTTTCTTATCTTCAGGTTGTCATTGATTGCATAGAAGTAATGATAGCCACCGCGAGGTGTCTTCTGTTTGAGAGTTGTTCTTGTTATCTGACCTGACTCACAGAAATCACATGCCTCTTGGGTGTCTGCATCTAATACTACAAAGGTTACGCCTGTGATAGCGGCCCAGTTACATTCTGGGAATTGTAGATACCATTGTTTGATCTCATTAAGAGAAGGTTGCTTTGTTATATAGTCAGCCCACTTAACTCTTGGTGTCTTTGACCAACGCTTTTGCAATACCATATCATCTTCAAAGGGATGTCTTGTTTTAAAGTATTCGGGTATGACATCTGTACTAGATCCACATGGTATTAAATGAAAGAAGTTCTCATGATATGACATGAGCATATCTTTACGTTCATCTTTTGCTATGTCTTGTCCGACTGTATTGGGTTTTATTTCTATGGGCATTCGTCTACTGATCCATAAATGTTTTCCCAACCTAAAGCATAGCCTGTCATCTTGATCAGTTTCTTGGCTTGATTTACAGAGGGTTGCCTGGTTCCATATCTCCACGATCTTATAGTATCAATCGAGACACCTAACTCCTTGGCTAGTTTGTCTTCACCTCTTTTTACAATGTAATCTTTAAGTTCCATAGTTCTCCTTATATAGAATGGTACAAGTTAATGCTCTTATAGGGGGTGAGAAAATAGTTTTATAATATATATACAAACTCATTAACTCATACCAGATATCATCTTAACATTGCTCTTTACAATAAGTAAAGAATTTTATTACAAAAGTATTGACAATGTTTTTTATTGCTTTAAAGTTAGATGTGTATTTAAAAATGGAAACCTAATATGAAAGATTATTCTAAACAAACTCTACCGCAACTTTTGGTAGAGAAGAAGAAGAACCTAGCTGCTCAAGCAGAACTTAAAGAACAAAGTTCCCAGCTTGACTTCGCTATTACCAAACATCCTGATGTGCATAACCAAGTCAATAGACTATCTAACACTGGCGGATCTACACGAGTGCACCTTAATGGTGTCATACCAAAAGACTTACGAGTGCAATATAAAGTTACGCGATCTTGGGATCAGAACTTTTTAGCACAAGTAAAAAATGATATACCCGATGAGTTATTCCCATTCACAACTGTGTATAAGGAAGACACTGCTCTATCTAAAATGATAGAAGCAAATCACCAGGATATTTTCGATAAGTTCCAAGAGGGACTACAAACCAAGATCAATGAACGACCATACATCCAGTTCGTTGATCCATTAAAAGGAGCTGAGTAATGAGTAAATCAAAAAAAGAACTAGCACACGATCAATTTTTTTATGATCTATGTGATGCAACTGAGAATGCTGCTATGGAAAATCTTGATGTTCCACATCTAGTATTTGTAGGCATACAATACTTTACGCAATTAGCATTAGATTGTGCACCTAATAACAAACAGGCAAAAGAACTTATAAAAGATGCAATGAAAAGTGCTAAGAAGGAGGAACTATGATTACACACAATGATGTAGTACAAGAGATACGCGATCGTATCAAAAGAGATGTTGCCCCTGGCTTACATGCAGCTTGGGTTAATAAAATATTAATGATCGTTGACGATGTAGAAACCATTGCAGATGAAATGATCTCACAGGGGGTGCAAAACTATGAGCCTGTTGAATAGCGTGACTACGGGAATACAGATCCCTTCTATAAAGATAAACCTATCTGGTACCGATGGCATAGGTAAGACTACCTTTGCTAGTCAAGCACCTAATCCTATCTTTATTAAGACAGAAGCTGGTACTAACTACATTGATACAGCATCCTTTCCTTTATGTGAAAGCTATGACGACATACTACAACAGATCAAAACTTTGTATGAAGAAGAACACGACTACAAGACAGTGGTCTTTGATACAACTGACTGGGCTGAGAAGTTAGTACAGCAAAAGGTATGTCAAATACATGGTCAGAAATCTATTGAGTCCATGGGATATGGAAAAGGTTTTACAGAATCTGCTGAGTTATTCGGCAGACTATTAAGAATGTTTGATGCCCTACAAAAGAAGAAGATGCATATCATCTTACTATCTCATGTAGGCATAAGAACTTTTAATGATCCAGAGCGTGAGCCCTACGATCGTTGGGAGATGGCTACTCATAAGAAAGTATCAGCAATGATACGTGAGTGGGTAGACTTCAACCTGTTTGCAAACTACGAGGTATCAACTCGTACTAGTGGACAGGGTTTCAAGGAAACAACAAGGGCTGTGTCATACGGCAAGCGTAAGTTGTTTCATAAATACACCGCAGCATTTGATGCCAAGAGTCGAGTTGATTTAGGGAATGTTCCCTTGGATCTTGATTGGACAGCTTTCATGTCTGCATTTAAAGAATCTTTAAAACATAACAAAGGAGAATAATATGTCTGATGATTTTAATTTAAACTTGACTGATGTCGAGGATACAGGTGGAT